GGTGTTTCTTCCACTAAGTGGTTGAACATCGGTGCTCTGGCGCGCATGCGTTCGCTTCGATAGTATCTTTAATTAACCTCCGTACCCTAAAAGGGTCTCTAGATGACAATTTCTGTCTCTTCTCCGGTCACTGGCACAGCCCAGACCGGCCTTACCAGCCCGACCTACACGGTCGTTGCTGATACGCCACCTAATGCATATTCTAAACAGTATGCGGTTACCGCCCTTGGCGGGACGCAGACTGGGGTGAATGTGCACGCGGCTAGCAAACCCTTTACCATTACATTCAGTCGGCCGGCGCAGATTCGTACTGCTCCGATTCCGAACCCGAATAATAATGTTATTGGGAATGCCCCGCGCAATGTCTACTCGGTTCTGACCCGGAAAGGGGTTGTTCCCGTTTCTGGACAGAATCCTCAAATCATGACCATCAAGACGGAGATTTCCGTCGTTGCTGGTAGTGATCTGGTGGAACCTGAAGACATTGAGGCAGCACTGAGCCTCCATATCGGAGCCCTCAGCCAGCAATCTGCTGGGCTTGGCGATACACTGAAGACGAATCTCCTGTAAGAGGATTCGTCTAGGAGCTAACATGCTCTTGCCAGTGTACATATACCTTAATTTGAAACTACGAAACTTGAGCTTTTTGATACGTTTCTGCATATCAAAAGTTCGTAGGAAGTAGTCTCTGGTATGTGTAAAATTCGCCTTGTTGCTGTACTAAAGGTGCCGTATGGACATATCGTCCTCAGCTCTTTTTGGCTATTTGTTAGATGACCTCTACCCAGATGAACGAAGTACTATAGGTCGCTTCTTAGCTTCCTGTGATGTTTCGGACTACTGGCCTGGAGCAACTGTCCATGATGTTGTTCGCTTGCGTATGGTGCGATCGCTTCTGAAGAAATTTCAGGATGAGATAGCGGCCGACGCCGACGAAAAATGTCTTGAAAAGTTTCATGCCTCGAATCAGAGGTGTAAAACCTGGCAGTTAAAGACTAACACCGCGAAGGATGATGAACTTGTGGGCTCCCTTAAGAAGGAGCTGGACAATTTCTTTCATCCTAGTGGCGAGCTCCTAGTCTCTTCCCTCTTCGACATTGCTGCCGAAGGTAGGATGGGACCTGGATCAAGCCTTGGTGCTAATGGGGAGGACTTCTATACGAAGCTCTTCGCATCCAAGTTGTTAGTAACGTCACCTGAGATATACAAGTTGTATATCGAGTACATTTCTTGGTTCCCCAACTGGCGTGACGCCGAGATAAATCGGCTTCTCACGTTTGGGTCGCCTCGCTGTACTTCAAGTAGTACTCTTTCTTTCGTGCGAAAGACTCGCGACATATCGCGTTCTATCTGTACTGAGCCTGCGCTGAATATGTTTTTTCAGCTTGGGTTTGGTCAGATTATAACTGATCGTCTGAGCCGGTACTTCGGTATTGACCTCAGTCTTCAGCCTACCAGGAACCGAGATCTTGCGCAGCTCGGGAGCGAGCGTGACGATTTCGTCACAATCGACCTCGAGTCTGCCTCTGATTCTCTCAGTCTTGGCGTTTGCTCCGAATTTCTGCCTGAGTGGGTCGTTGACCTCCTTATGCAGTTTAGGACACCGAATGCTAGGTTTGGGAGCCAAAAGATCCCGCTTTATATGGTTTCTACAATGGGGAATGGTTTTACATTCCCTTTGCAGACGGCCATATTTGCGTGTGTCGTTCGTGCTTGCTCAAAGTATCTTCCCTTTACGGGTCGATGCGATGAGGACTCTCCTGAATGGGGTGTCTTCGGGGATGACATTATCGTTAAGCAAGAAATTGCTAGCGATGTTTGCCGTCTCTTAGACATTCTTGGATTTAGAGTCAACAAGCAGAAGTCCTATTTTTCGGGACCGTTCCGCGAAAGTTGCGGCGCCGACTTCTATCAAGGAGTCAACGTTCGAGGTATCTACCTCAAGACGTTATCGTCGCAGCAATCTCGGTATGTGGCCATTAATCTCTTGAACGATTGGTCGGCTCGGACGGGTATT